ACATCATCACCAGAGATAACAATAATCTGATTATCAATTGCTGTTGGTTCGAGAACGTCTGCGGGGGTGGAATCCTGAAGCTGCAATGAGAAATTGCTTGGCGTTATCGCAGATACATCAGATAGAGGACTAGAATAGATTCCAGAATTGGTATGCACGGTAATGCTGCGATAAGGAACGATGAAACGAATAAAGTTAATATCGTTTGAGGTTGGGAACCATGAGATTGCGTTGTCATCGTCTGTCTGCAAATCATTGAAGTCGGCATAATCATTAATCGAGCTTGCCCAGAATCCATTTGGCAGGCTAACGGTATTCGCAAATAGTGCCCTATTCTGGTAACTGGAACAAATCTGTGGCCATCCACGGGCATCACTCCATGCGGGTTCTGCTAGAAAAGCTACAGCCCCTAAAATTGGTGTCAAATCATTAAATGGATTCTGGACAGCAACAGTAAATGATGTGTGGCTTGCTACAGCCGTAATTCTACTTACACCACCATTACCAATAAATGCACCGCCAATATAGGTGGAATCCAGTTTGGAATATCCTCCACCGCTTACTGTGATAGTTACTGATGCTCCATTTACTGCGCCCGGTGTAAATGTAAGGGCATCATATGATACGACCACTCCGTTAAAATCATATACTGGAAGGTTAGTGAATACTGAGTGACCAAAAGTCCAAGTGTTCTGCGCTTCGACTGTATTTGTGCCTGTACCAATATCAGTGAGTACAAATGGGTCGATGTTAAATTTTGCATTGTAGGCCGATGCGTAAATCCTGAATGCCGTATTGATTGTTGGAGCTGTAATAAAATATGTAACACCAACTTTAATCTGAGGTGTTGTTGTTGGCAATATTCCTGTGGTTGTAAATACTGCCGGCAACGGGGCATCAAGTAATACAGTAGAAGGGGTTATTGAAAATTCGTTTGTGTTAACGATTCCAACAATCGTAGCAGCACCACTCCCAGAACGTACCAAATCGTAGGGTGCAAATCCTCTGCCTGCCAAACGGAAAGCACTCTGCAATACTGTTGTTGAAAGATTGTAGACACTATCAGCATCGAGTGTAGTGACGACATTCTTTATTAAAATACCTTCCAGATAAATGTCGATATTCAAAGGATAGAATACCAACTGGTAGATACATTCATTCAAATACTGGAAGACGGTAAAATATAGATTCGTTGATGTAATTGCTGAATTTAGTGTAGCATCATACAGTGTTCCAAATCGCTTTCCAGCAGCGCCTGTTGGATAGCACAGAACATTCTGAGCGGTTTTCATTCCATTAAAATATTGCTGGGTATCAGAACGGGCATACATATAGGGTGAGAGTTCACCCTTTGTAAAATTACTTTGTGACCATAGCTGGAACCCCATGTCTTCTCTCTCTGTTATCCAATGGCAACACTGCCGATGTAACCTGTGATGTTACGATTGTTCAGCATCGGGATATTGACCTGACTGAATTGAGGCCGATTCTGAGCATCAGTAGCAGCAGCAATCGCAAGTTGACTGACCCGTTTGGTCTCGATGAAATTAGCAAAATCCGGCTTCTGAGCACTTGCTAATGCCGGGAATTGTGCTAGTTCCCATATGAAGTAATTCACGAATGTCGGAGTCAATTCATTTACTGGACACTGATAGGCAAACTCCATGAACACAGGTGTCTGGGTTCCCCAGTTACACCAAATCTGATTATTGTTGTAAATCTCATAATCATAGTTCTGAGGAATGATTCTGATGTTCTTCAAATAACCCGAAGGCAACAGATAGATATTCTGCCATCCAGTCTGAACAGGAGGAATTTCAGTGGACAGAGTTAGCTGCTGAATCTGCATGGAGAAACGCCAATTCCCTGTGCTCAACACGCTTGGCAGGAGTATATCGAATGCCTGTTCAAGCGTGATGATAAGGTCATCGGCGTCATCCAAGGTCGTGACTGGCTTATGCCCAAGGATTTGAGCCGCAAGCGATATGATGCTTGTTTTGGTATAAGCCATTTCGTCACTCCGCTATTAGCTGTTGGTAGGAATAACTTCGTACCAGACCCAGAGCTTGAAGGTGGAGTCACCAGTTGTAAACGCACCAGTCGCATTGGAGATGTAAACCGCTGCGTTGGCTGCACTTGATACGGCGGCACCAGTTCCCAGACCAGCTCCGAACCTAAACAGGGTGCTTGCGGCAGCGCCTGTGAAGTCGGTTGCGGCTTCGGTAGCAGAAGCTGCGGCACCAGCAAGGTGAGCTGTGCTTCCGTACTGAAGACCAACTGCACCACCCGAAGCATATTGGGCAGACACAAAGGACATGTTTAGAACCGCATGGTTCACAACAATGGCCTTGTTGGCACCTGGGGCAGCAATGACCTGTACTGGCGTTGCATACATGCCATTAAACTGTGCGGCTGTCAGACTGACCTCAACCACGTTCAGGTAGCTGGGTTTCAACTCAAGCGCGGTGCTTGCGAAGTCCAGACCATTCCCGAGGGTAACCTCAGAGTAGTTCGCAGCACTGCCAGTCGGGTTACCGAGCAACACATTGCCAGCCGATGCCTGCTGAATCTTGGCATATGTGACAGCGTTGTTGACGATATTGGCAGTTCCGATTGAGGTTGTGATGCCAGTGGTAGCTACGGTTACAGAGCTTGAACTGACGGCTGTTACCTGAACGGCAAAGCTGGTGTCAGTACCAAAACCCATAATCCAGTCACCAACTGACAGCGACTTGTACTCAGCGAGGAAATAATTTGCAGCTACGATGGTTGCTGCCGTGTCGTTTGGGCTACCGTACATAAAGAGGTTCGGTGCGTTAACAACTGTGGGCGAACCACCGTAGGGAGTAACAGTCTCTTGACCCTGATTCAGCGAGACCGAGGCACAAGCCCAGTTTGCATTAGTATAAGCCATGACTTAATTCTCCATTCAAAAGTTTAATATTAGGCTGATTCATCAATATCGACTTCGATGATACCGAGGTTATCGATGACGATTGCTCCGGCTGAGAAAATCCCGTTTACAAGCCAGGAAGTCTCACGGGGCAGGTAATTGATTTCAGTCCTGAAGTCATGACCGACACCCATACCAGTTGACTGTTTGTGCCAAGCAAAACACTTGCGAATGGTGCCAGACAGAGGCAATCCACCTTCCTGCATCTCAGGAATGATTATCAGGTTGATACCGAGGTAGTCCCTGACAAAGCCCTTATCGAGCACACGATTCTGAGTGTAGAAGGTCGAAACAAACTGGTCTTGAGCCAGCAAGGAACGGAAGCCACTAGCAGACATGGCCACAAACCTTTCGGGCAGAGGAACAGCATTGTTCTCGAAAAACTCGATTATCTGAGTGTACTTGGTGTAGGTGAAGTTGGTGCCACCATTCGCTACTGTCGAACCCGGATTAAGGGCCAACGCGTCAATGATGATTTGGTCTGACCGGCGTCCAAGTGCGTTGGCGACAATCATCGCATTTTCCATCTTCACATCGAAGTTAACTGTCAGTTCCTGTACAGAGTCCACTGCGGTAGGCGCGGTGTACTTCTGTAGGATTGCGGAATACTGACTGTAACCTGGGTCTTGAATGACCACGGCCTGAAGGTAGCCAGTCGGCACTGCCTGAATCTGGTTTACCTTACGGAAGGAAACGGTGTTACCAATAACGTCCCGGCGCAGGCGCACGGTGTCGCGAAGCAGGAATCCGAGAGACTGATACTGTGCTTTGACGAGAGCGTCAAATTCAATCTGTTGAACAGCGGTCAACGAAGTAGACATGGCAAATCCCCTTGATAGGTCATCAATTAATCGTTTTGACTAATAATGCTACTAAGGGCTTGCCGCTTGCTGATTGTCCCTTTCGGGGTCGAACGTCAAGTTGTCCTGTATCTGTCACACAGTCACGTAATGACAGATACTGGCAACAATTATACAGGCTTAACCACCAACCTTGTCAACATAACCCGAGCGCCTTGCTGCTACCTCAAGTTTTCCCTGAATCTCTTTTCGGTAGTTCGGGTCTGTCTTATATTTGTCCAAATTGGTTGCCATCTCATTTTTCACGTCTTCCAGGGTAGCACCTGCGCCAACCCCATCATCATTTCCATTTGGAACCATTGTGCCGTCTGTCATTACTTTTCCCCTGAGTTCTTCGAGTGCCTTGATTGCTTCTGCTGACCTGAGACTGCCTGTCAGGGCTTCATACGAGTCATTACTGAGATTCGCCTTCGCCCAGTTATTAAGGAGGTCAATACGTGCCTTGGCATTTTCTCCAAGTTTGCTGATTTCCTCATCCATGTCTGGTGTGAATTCATCAATGTACTTGTCAAAAGAATCCACCATCTTATCCACAACTTCCTTTGGCACCTTCTTTTCTCGTGCCAGTGAGAGGAAGTCCTGAAAAGGCCCATAGTCGGCATCAATGAATTTTGAATTGGACACATCATATTCTTCAGGCGCAGTTCCTATCTTCTTCTCCAGTTCCTGATTTGCTCTTGCGAGGTCAGCAACTGTTTTGAATTTCTCATTTAGCCAAGAAGGTC